TTCGTCTTCTGACATTTCATAAGCTGGAATTACCGTTCCTGGAGTATGATAGGCAATAAGAGTTGCGGTTGTAATAGGTTGTTTATACTTTTGTGTTCTGTAGTTTGTTTTTACTTGCATGAACTGCGTTACATCCTCTTTTTCAAATACCATAGTATCATCAAGAGAATAGTAAGGAGCAGAAGCGTCAATTCTTTCTCCTAATGAGAAGATTTTTGGAGAGGTGGCTGATGCGGTAAACAGGTTATTTTGGGCCTCATCATAATATGTGAAAGAAGTCGCTTTAAAGATTTCTCCTGTCATTAAATCAACTAAGCAGTTGCTGCTGAGTTTTTCACCGCGGAATAAGTAGCCTTTTGGCATAGGAACAATAAAGTGCTCTAAGTCAAAATTCCTCCAAGCTCTTATTTCATAGAAGACGTTTTGGTCCCCAGGGAAGCCCCAAAAACCAGAATATACATAAGGACGTGGTTGAGGCGCGTATATACCGCCGCTTGTAGGAGTGTAATTTCCCTGTTTATCTCCAGGGACTTTGATTGTCATATTAACATACCTGCTGTTAGAATATGAAATTCCAGAATAGGGGTCTCTATAAGTGCCATAGTTTCCGGTTTTTGCTACTTCATCATTTGAGGTATACCAATACAAATCTTCCGTATTAGTGTTGTGTTCTATCTTTACTGGAACCGTTCTTACTGAAGAGCTTCTAGTTGGGTCAAAGGTCATAATAAAACCATAATAACCAGAATGATAATCATTTAAATCATTTTCATAAGAAGCTACTAAAGAAGCATTTCGTTTATTAGAAACATTATAGGTGAAAATATTGTCTACGCTTTCCGGTGCCATATTTTGAATTGATGTAGAAATGGCGCTTCCGGAATAAGAGCCTTCACCTAAATATCTCATAACGAGAGGATTATGTTTCCAGTTTGTTTTAATCTGATAATCCCAAACGCCATCTTGATTTTGTCTTGGCGCGTTACTAAAGTTTTCTAACTCTAGCGGAGTCTTAATATTACTATAGTTAGTGAACAAAGCCTTATATCGACCATAAGTTGGTAAGTAAAGCACTTTTTGTGTTCCTGTTGTTACCAGCTCTTCAAAAGAGAAGTAAACGTCTTCGTCATCATAAGAGCGGGGATTCCACATAAAGATACCATCTTCATAATTTTCTGGTTTATATAAGTTTCTTTCAACTCCAAAGAAATCCCATGTTAAAGTAATCGGAGTGTCTCTATACAGAGTTGGATTGATTGGCTTAGTCTAATCATCAACGATAATTAGCTCTCTAACTAAGGTAGTTTCTTCTACTTTAATATAACCATAGGTGTTGGTTCCACTGACCCATGCATAATACCAATAGCCTTCACCCTCAAAAGGTTCAACTTTTTCTTGAGTAAATTCAAATAAGGTATTTTCTGCATAAGTGCCAATCACCGTTGAAGTTATATCAGGCAGCTGATACATAGTAATATTATCGTTTGCTGTTGCTTGTCCGCTTTGAACAACTTTCTTTTCGTATTTCCAGCTAGTTTCAATGAAAACATCCCAATCGGGGTTCCAATCACTAATGCTGCAAGAGAAAGCAGTTCTACCTACCTATTGATTTCTAAAACTTCTTTGCATAGAGGTGTCAAATCTACCAAGGTCAATGATTTTTAAGTAATTCTTTCCAATCCAACCATCTTCAACTTGATACTTATTATGCTCAAAGTCTAAAAGTGTAATTGTTGTTCCTGCGGGAATTGTGCGAACTACTTCAGAAGAATCCCAAGAAGTATATACAGGAATTGCTCTTTTAGTAATTGCAGTTCCAAAGGTTGTTTCTTTTGGAACAATAGCTCCCATTTTAACAATTTCAAGTCCAGGAGGTAATGTTGATGGATAGCTTATCATAGGAACTCTCTCCTAAGAAGGAGGAACCGTATTTGTGCGGCCTAGGTCATAATAGTATTTTCCGTTAGGATACCATTCATGAGTTCGAGGAGTGCTATCTTCTTCATGCCAATCTTTCTTTAAAATCTTAACAGTAGCTCCTGGTGGTATTGGTTGATAATATTGATAGTGATAGTCGCTACCATCATAATATTGTTCAAACAAACTAATATTTTTATTGGTAACATTTTTAACAACAGTATAATCTATTTCAAGAGCAGATGGTCTAGTAATAGTATAGTCATCTTCAATATCAATAAATCCATCTTCAGTTTCTATCATATCTGGATTTTCTGGTGAATATCCGTAGAACAAGAAACTATCATTTGCCGCATATGTTTTAACAACATTGGATTTTAAAATGTCATCATAAACATTAATAGCGGTATTTGCGGTTGCCCGCCCTGTGGCAGTTTCTTTTGAGATATAACCATCTTTATAATAGACAACATTGTAAGCATAGATTGTTTCTGGATTAATAATATCCACACTATGAGCTTCACTTAGCCCTTCATGTGTTAATTCACCCTCATAACTAATGGTAGCAGAATCATGGAATCTTAATTTAAACTTATTTAAATCAATATTCAAATCAGTCCAATCAGACACATTATTCCAATCTACTTCATCAAGATGAATGACCATAGAGGCAATTGCATTATACAATCTACCAGCTTGGTTAAAGGAAATATCTTCCGTCTTAATCCAAGAAGCGTGCTCAGGACACCATGCCCACAGTCTATCAATAGACAACTTAGTAATGGTAATCTCTTCTGAATATGGAATTGTGAACAATCCTTCAAGATTTTCATCGTATTCAGGATTGCGGCCAGGGCCAACAACAGGATGAGTAAATGATAACAGAATCCAACCTTTGGGATATTCTCTTAATCTACCCCATCCACGTTTTTCTTCAATAATTGTGTAGCGTCCTTTATCAACAATTTCTGCCAATGTGTTATAAATGCGGCCAGGTCCTTTGTGGACTGCGCAGTAATTAACATCAACATCAACTTGATAAGGAATAAAGTAATCTTGTTTTTCATCTTCATACAAAGCTGTATGATAATGGTTAATGTATTTAATAGCGCCATTCGGATTCAGCACTCTTGCATCTAAATCACAATCGAGATAATTAACATCTTCTTGATTCAGTGTAATAATATCTTTATCAGAGGCGCCGCCGCGATAATAATTTACATAAAGTAATTCAGGTTTTTCTTCTACTGTATATTCGTCGTAGATAACAACGGGAGAAGGTGCATCAATGAAGCCCCTAATATCATGCTCTGCAATAATGTCTTCATTAAATGCGATGCGGCCTGGTTTATAGTCTTCAGACTCATAAAGCGACACATCAATACCCAAATCCGCTAAAGAACTAGCGTTTTGAATGTCCTCAAGAGTATAGAACAAATCTCTGCTTCCAACTCTTAAATTACCACGATAATACTCAACTGTTTTAGTAAATGTTTTTAATTTATAGTAGATGTTTGCGGTGCCCGCATCAAAAATAGTTTTTAATACCTAAGTTCCTTTAACATCTCCCCACGTATACCATTCACCATACATCGTATTATCAAGTAATTGATGAGTGCTTTGACTATACCAAAGATTTTCATAACTTTCAAAATCATAATCAACATCAAACATTCCATCGTGATGGAAGTCATCTGGTTTAAAATCATTATATCTTAGGACTTCATAAATAGTCTCGTTTGGTTCTCTAAATGCGACAGGAATATCTACATAATGATTACCTAAGAAGTTGTTATTTTCATCGTAGTAGTTTATAACAATTTTTCCATATAAGGTCCAGTCGTCGCAAACGTGGAGTGGCACGACCTCATCTGAAGTAACTGTTAGGTTTATTGGTTCATCAGGCCAAACTTCCTTAGTGGTATCTAGCTGCTCATAAAAACCGCCCTCATTTTGGTTCCCAAAAAATATTTCAGTAACCTTGTCAAATAATCCATTAGCAGGAGCAATAAAATCGTAAATTTTATCACCCTTTGCGACAGGCACTAAATCTCTAACAAGTTTATTTCTATCCCAAATTTTTAAATGCCAAACTGCCATTCTTGCGGGGACAGGGAACGTATCTATTGGTTTTCCATGATAAGCGACTGAAACAGTTTTAGTTTGGCTCTTGTAACTCCATTTACCGGCATTCTATTCTCCCTCCATAGGAACAAGAACCATGCTTTCAACAGTTATTGAATTTGCAAATCCATTTAAATAAGGGTTTTCTGCGATTAATCCTGCTAAAGTTAAATTTAGATGATGTGCTTGTTGACCAGACATAACTCCTACAACACGGAAAGGCTTCCAGTTTATTTTACCAGTTGATGGGTTTCTAGTTACGCCTAATACAAGGCTTCCTTTAGGAGCTGTTCTTTTTTCCCAAACATCTGTATCTTCATTGGTTAAATTTACAAACTTAGGATGTAAATAATTAGTATAATCATATACTTCCATATAATTATTATAAGCATCTATTGTTAATGTTGCTGGATTTCCTGCAATTGTTCTAGCCCTAGTAAGAGGTATAGTATGAATATAAACAAGGCCATGGTTTATTACACTATTGCCTTGAACTTCAAAGAAATCACTTTTAGTTGGATTAAAAGGACTGTCAATAGTTGTATCTATAAAAAAGTTAGGATTAATTGTTGTTGCAGGAGTTTTTTGACTGAAAGAGCTTACAGTTAATGCATTATACATAGGATACTCGCCAAGGCCATCATTTATTTTTCGTTTATAATCTTTAAAAATTTCTACTTTTTCCAGCTCTTCGTTATAAATTTTGGATTGCCCACGTCTAAATTCACCAGTTAATTCTCTCACTGACTCAATTTGACCATTTTCAAACCATCCAGAAGGAGCGGTTTGAGTAGGACGAACATGATAAGTATGTCCATCTAGCGAAATAGGATATGAAAGCTCTCCTGCGGGGTCCCAACCCAATACGATACTATGCCCCATATATCTAAGGCATCCTTTGGAAAAATCTCTATAAGTTTTTACATTTACTTGATTGGAAGTTCCTAAATCTTGTTTCACTTTACTCAGCTATATGGCATCATAATATCCAAAGAAGCCCGCATAATCGTCTCCTTTTATGCTGTATATTGATACTCCATTACCGGGGGCGCTACCAGAATTTAAGCAATATCCTTTTAACTCAGTTTTTAACCTACCTATTTCTTTTGGAGTATATCCTAAATCTATATAAGGATTATATACATTTACAGCTTGATAATAACCTGTTTGAGGGTCTGGGTCATTTACGGCAAACCAACTAAATACACCATATTTTTTAAGTTCGCCAGAATCAAACCATAGAATTTTACTAGGCCAGTCTTCATCATCTGGGTCATGAGGTTCTTCTTTTGTTGGATAAACAATGTCAAGATGCCCTTGCTCAACAAGAGAAGCAAAAGTATAATATCTTGTTGGGTCTGCAATTTCACCGCCCCAACAAATTATTGGTTTACAAGCGTTAATATAAACATTTGGCAATTCATCCACAATTTGGAACTGTTCACCATCTGGCCAATCATCTAATTTAATCATCCAAATATTATTACCAATTAAGTTTTCTTCATCAACTTCATCGGTATAATATCTGATTTCGATTGGTAATTCAACAGTTTTATATACTACTTTATATTCCTCTTGAAGAATAGATGGGTCATAAAGGTTGTCATCCTTTAAATACCATAGATAGTTTTCGCCATCCGCATAGAAGTCAGTTCCTTCAATGGGGGAAACAGGTTTAAAAGCATTAAAATCAATAAAGTTTTCAATGTATACACCATCAACAAATTCAGTTTCATCTAGTGAAAGAGTAATCTCGCCCACTTTTTCATAATCCTGAATTGGGTCTAAAGGAGTAATTCCAAATCGTTTACGCCAATAAGTAATCTTAGTATTATAAACTTGCGGATTTTCAACTTCCTTATAAACAATAGTATAAGGTGAGTGTTCAATGATACGTCTTAATGTGACTTTTGTATCATTATAGGTGTAATCCGCTTTATATCCAATTGGTTTATATTTTTGAATAGGAACAATTTGTCCGAACGTAGGAACTTGATAAAAGTCTTTTTCACCTAGTTCAATATCTTCTGTTCCTAGTAAATTCTCAGCACTTTCAGAATCTTTATAATAATTAACTGTGATATGATAACTCATAGTCTCGTAATTGATTCTAAAAGTAAAATTATTAACATTGTCAAAATTAATAGTGCCTAACTCAGCTAAATTGGTAATTGTTCCAGTTCCGCAATAATTGGGCTGGAAATCATCCATAAACAACTGTGTTTCTTCAACCCAGTTTGTTTCTTCGTTAAAGTCACTACCTCTAAAATAATAAGTGGTTGAATTAAACAACACATTATCTTTATAGTAGTTTACATAACATTTACCAATTTTATGTGCGGGGTCGTCATCAACTACATCGGGGTCATCCATGATATTAAAGCTATTAGCCCCTCTGCCGTCCTCAAAGAAGTTTTGAGTGACTTTATCATACAGGCAGTTGCTTGGAGCAATTTTATCGCCAATTTTATCATAGAAAGCAACAGGAACGAAATCTCTAATTAAAACTCCGTCATAATAAATCTTACAACTCTTAATGCCAACTCCAGCGATGCCGCCTCTGTAATAGCCATTATAATCGCAAGCAAAAAGATAAAGAGGAACATCAATACGAGCGTTGTTAGACTGCACTAAATGAGTGAAAGTAATTGTTCCGTAGCTATATCCGTCTCTTGACGAAGCGGAAATGCCTGTATTAGAACTAAATCCTTCAGAAGAGCTTTCTTCTACAATTAAATCAGGAGTTCCACGACCTGCCGCAACATGGAAGGTATTTACTCCAGTTAGCTCTTGTTCAGGCTTAAAGTTTGTATTATTACGGAATTTAATGTAATAATTACAACTTGGTGAAACTGAACCAAATAGATAAGCATCTTCTACATTTACATTATGAAGAGGTTCTGTTTCAAACACTCTAAATGTATCAACTAAAACACTTAATTTACTTGCATCATCACAAGTCACACCAGTGTTAATGTAAGCATGATTCAGAGTCCAATCCGGGAAAACACTTTCAAAATTACCCATGTCATTATGCTGCAAGAACAAAATTCTATGAGGATAATTAATTCCATCTGGGTCTTCTGGTTCACTCTCTGCGGTATACACCACATCAATAGCTTCAAGAGCCTGTAGAGCAAGGAAGTTAATAGGCCCGGTGTATTGAATTTGACCATCGCCGCAATAACTAGGTTTAAATCCGTTTATATTTAATCCAAGGTCAATTAAGGTAGTTCCAGTTGTAAAACTTAATACAGTATAATTTAATGTATCTGAACCAACCCAGTTTTCTTCTGCAACTTCATCCGTATAATATCTAACTGAAGTAGAATACTGTTTTGCAGAATACAACACACTGTAAGTTCCTTGAATATCTTCAAAAGACAGAATAGCAGAGGCGGAAGCTCCATCAATGACACCATCATTATAATATTCTGGCTTATAAGCATTTAAATCAAACAGAGATGCTAAAGCAACACCGCCGCCCACCTGAGACTCTTCTATTGTTATAATAGATGTATTAATTGTGCTATACATAGAAGCAAGTTCTTGTTTATATTTAACAATTATGCTTTTTGTGCGGACAACGTCTACTTCTTTATAACTAATTTTAATAGGAGCGTTTGCTAGTAAAGTAGCTAGCTCAACAGCACCTGAATAAGAGTTCTCTGCATCATAGATATAACCTTCTGGACGAAGTAAGTTAATATCAATAATTTCAGCTAAAGCTGGCGCATTTAGGAACTGTGTTGCATTGATTTGAATAGTTCTTGATTCAAGTTTAGTATCATCTTGATAATAGTCAACAACTAAATCGAAAGGCTTCGCGCTATAAAACACCTGTAAAATACCAACATTGATTAAATCATCAAAGGTATTGATACTTTCAGAGACATTAAATAGTCTACCTTCGTTGTATTCTATTGTTTTATATCTATCTAAATCAATTCCAACAGCCTCATAAATATTCTCAGCGCTATCATAAGCACTATTATATTTAATTGGATGAGTATGGGTTGTAATTCTATTCCAACTTGGGTAAGTTCCATAGAAATATTCAACGTATACTTTATTTTCTGTCAGAGGATAATGGACTTCCAATACACTAGGTAAAGTATCAAAAGTCACAATGGTGTTTGTATCAAAATCAACTATTTGACCTGAATTATAATATTTATCTGGTTTATATAAGTTTACATTTACAAAATCAGTGATTTTTGCGCTTGGAAGAACGTCGCCTTCTGCTACAATAAACCAAGCATTTGTAATTAACTCATATACACCATCATCATTCTCCTTAGAGAAGTTGACAATAATTTGTTTTCTTTGTTCATTGGGAATGTAGTCATAATAAACAGTTAATTGACTTAATGCAATTAAGTTTTCAAAAGAGAAAGGAATAGAATCTTTATTAAAATTAGTAACTACTCTAGTTCCATTTGGTTTATTACGAAGTAAGTCTACAATATCACCCAAAGAGTGTGCGGCGTCCACCTGGTCTTTAGTAAAAGATACTGTAGTATCTTCAACCCAAGTATATCCGCCATCTTCTTCCGTTTGTTTATAGAAGGTTAAAGGCTTCTGATAAACAGTAGGAGCATAATTGATAATTAATGTGCCAGTGTCTTTTAAATTTTCAAAGGTTAATTCTTTATTAGTAAAATTAGAAATAATACCATTTTGATAATAGTCTGGCTGATATAGATTCACATCTATACCAAGAGAAGCGAAAGTAGTATCTTCATTAAAAGAAGATGCTTTAATCATTACTTCACTGCTTGAAATAAATGAGCTTCCACTTTTGTAATAAAGTAATTTCAATTTAAAGTAATCTGTAGCCACGGTATCAGTTGTATAAACTTCTGTGCCGCCCTTAGCATAATCACTTTCTAAATTAAAAGTTAAAACAAAATTACCATTACTTAATCTCTTTTGTTTTGCGGCGCCCCGCATCGTGACATCAAAGAGTAAATCAATATCGTCAAAAATAACTGTTGCTTTTTTAAACAACGCAGTTAATTTACTCATGACTAAGAAGGCTTCGGCTTCATCATCCTTTAAGACAAGGAACTTTAGCCGTATATTTTTAAATTTATCTTGCTGTCTTATTGAAGTAGGTTGAATATCTCCTTCAATCCATTCGTCAACAGTTGTTACCCTGTTACTTTCTATAACTCTATCATAGAGTTGCACTCCAAAGACAGACAAATCAATACCATTTACAAGCATTAAGTGCCTCCTCTTCTTTGTATCTCCAAACCAATGTCATTCATTAAATTATCAAAAGAATCTTCATTATTGGCTTGAAAACTATTTTGGGTTTGTTTCTAATGCTCATTTATCTCCAAAGAACTATTGGTAGTTTCAAAAGCATCAGAAATACTGTTTTGCACTTCTTCCTGCACACTAGGAATATTCTGTATAATGTCCATATTATTCCTCCAGGATATTTAATTTCTTAAAAGTCTTTTGTCTCTCTTCAAGAGTAGACTTCTAATAGCCAGGTTTCTTTAATAAAACAACAGGCTAAGCATTAGGGTTGGAAGCATTACGAATTGCTAAAGTTAAACAATTCATTTCCAATTCTTTTTTACGAATATACCCCTAATACGCCAATTCAGCTTCATGAAGTGTCATTTCATAAAACTAAGATGGCGGGATTCCAACTTCACCCACTAAAATTTTATACAATTCATCTAACCTAGATGGATTCATTTCAAGTAGTATTTGTTTAATTTCTTCAAATGAACCATCCAGGTTAAATGAATCTTTAAGAGATAAAAGGAGAAAAATTTTAGGATTAGGGCAGCTGGCATAAACTGATTCCCAATCCTCACTATGAGAGAGTGATAATTGGAAGAGCCGTTTTATTAAAACGTCCTCGCTCTCTATACTCTATAAAAATTGCTTTAATAGGATTATATATTTTAGTCCAAACTTGAAGAAATAAATTTGACCATTTATTTCTTTGCAAATCATTCTAAAGCACCTACTCCTAGTAAAGTAATAGAATATGTGTAAGATTTATTAAAAGTAGCGTTAAGCGGTAATTTAGTAATCAGCGCTTGCCCGCGATACTCTTTACTATTGTCAGTTAATTTGACATCTATCTTTTGTCCGGTTCGGAAAGCGGTTTCTAGTAATTCCCAAGCCTCTTGGTTCTTAATAAAAAGGCCCTTGCAGGATAAAGACCA